CTCCGATTCTGTTGCCTATAGCAGCGATTGCTGCAGTCTTCGGTGTAATATATCTTGCCTTAGAAAAAATGAGAGAAGCTCTAGGGTTTACTTCTATCTTTGATGTTTTAATGCTAGGGGTTGCTCACTTACAAGATGCATTTGGTCATATTGTAAATTTAGTAGGAAGGTATGTTAACTTTATTCTTGGGTTAGTTGAAAAGTTTGCTAGCTTCCTTGGTTTTGAGATCGATATGCCTGATATTCCAAAAATGGCTACTGATAATGCTAAGAAAAAGAAAGGTGAGTTACAAGAAAAAGCAGCATTAGCCGAATCAGAAGCAGCTGCTAAGAAAGCGAGTGAAGATGCAGATCCACTGACATATGAAGTAGATGTGAAAGAATCTGCGCTAGGGCCGCTGACAACAGTTGATTCAATCTATGACGAAGGAATGGAACCTGCGTTATCTAAAACTGCAGTTGATTCAAGCGAAGGAATAACACCCGAACCCGAAGAATCTAAACTAACAAGAAGAGGTAGAAGAGGTGTACGTAAATCTGATAATACTACCGGTGATGAATTAGCTGCCGATTCAATGTCTAATACTGCAATGCAGGAACAAGCCTCAGCAAGTGCTTCATCTGCTCCAGTTGTTATTAGCCAAAAAGGTGGTGATGTAGTAAATAATACAACTAATAATTCAACTAGATCTTATAGACGTCCAAGAGCATGGCGAGCGCAAGATCTAGATAGTTCATACGCATAGGAATAAGAGATGACCAAGTTATATGTATTTCCCGAAGCTTTAAGAGAAAAAGCTGATTCATTTAAAGGCTTTCCTCATGTATCGTTTGAAATGGTACAAAGAGCGATGCCAGAAGCAGTAAAGATTCATCTGTATGTTCCTCAAGGGTTTTCAGTACCTGATGCAGCATCATATGGATCCATTGATTTAGGCCTGATGGGTAATAACACCGAAGTTAAAGATGATCAAATAAAAGATGTATCAAACTTAAAAGCTGGAGCCGCCTTAGATGCAGCAGGCCTTGGTGCTTTAACACCAGCTGCACAAAAGCAAGCGATCAATAAAGGCATTGCACTTAATCCTAATACTGCAGTACAATTCGATACTGTATCATTAAGAACATTCGAGTTTAGTTTTAAAATGGTAGCAGAGTCTGCAGCAGAAGCTCATCAAATATTCCTTATTGAAAACTTATTCCGTAAAGCATTATATCCAACACGGCAAGGTGCATTATTAAAATATCCTCCTACATTCCAGATACAATTTTTACATGGCGATCAGATAAATTCATATATGCCACGAATCATGGAATCATATTTAGTCGGATTTAATACAGTATATAATGCTAGTTCTAATATGTATCATGCTGATGGATCACCTTCAGAGGTTGATATAACTTTATCATTCCAAGAAACAGAATTAATTACTCGTGAAAAATTATATGGACCAGAACCCGGATTAGCTAATGCCGGATCAGAGTTTGGACTTGATTCTATAGAAAACGAAATAAAAAATAGAGTTAATTCACTAGAAGGTGAAATACGATCTAGAGTAAATGAGGCTAAATCTGGATTTAATAGCGCAATCAATAATATCGCTAGCCGATTTAAACTATAGGAGATCATAATGTTTTTTAGTCAATTTCCGTCAGTAGGATACGATTTTAATCGTACTGGTACTATTGATCGTATGGTCAATATATTTCGTAGTATACGACCAGAAACAGTTCAAGAATTAAATAATGTAACGGTTTATAAGGATTTAGAAATTCTTAATGGAACCCGTCCTGATGTATTATCGCAGAAGTTGTATGGTACTCCAGATTATTATTGGACATTTTTTATCATTAACGATTTTTTACACGATGGTCTACAAGCATGGCCTATGTCTCAAGATATTATGACTAAATATCTTGAAAGCAATTATTCTGGCATAGCTTTATGTTTTAAACCAACTACTATTACTGATGCAGACGGTATAGCTCAAGGAACAAAAAATTCGGTTGCTGGTATATTAGAACTAGGTGAGCTTATATATGGTGGAACATCTGGTGCTATTGGTCGACTTGTTCGTAAAGACGCTGATTTAAATCAAATTATATTACAAGATGTAGTACCCGGAATTCCTGGAACCGATCCATTTAGCGGTGCAGTCGATAATAACATAGTAGGCGGTAATTTTAAACCTGATGAATTTTTAAGTGCATCAAGAACTACTCTAGATAGCCTTACATTGTTTTCTTTATCAGTAAATAAAGTGTATGATTATTCTCAAGCTCCAGCATATTATTATGAAATTGGTGATGATGATAAAAGGCCTATAACTAATAGTGATGGGATACAGCAGTTATTAAACGTATATTCTGACGTACAATGGGATAGTGCCTTACAAAGAAAAATTGGTGGATTCAATATCGATAATTTTGGTTCAGTAACTAGTTCTATTCAATCAAATTCAACCTATGGTTTTCCAATACTACATAGTGGTGGATATATAGGCAATGGTGAGATTCTAAGAGAAGGTTATATTAACGATTCTCTGAATGTTGGTGGTATAGCTTATGTCACTAATGAGCAACATATTAAAAATTTAAACGATAAACGATCTTCAATTAAAATTATTGATCCTACTTTCATAACAACTTTTGTTGAAGAATTTGAGAATTTAATTAATGGGTAAATTTACTTCTAAGACTGATGGTGCTCGTACTGTATCTCCAGACGGTTATGATCTATATTCAATATTGGTGACACTGTCCAATGGTAACATTGCTGATATCAAAGGGCTTGTTAACGAAATAGAAATAATTGAAAGTTTACAGCAATCATCTATACAAGTGATAATGCGTTTATACGATGGAACTAATTTTCTAGAAAATAGTCATCTGATGGGTGGAGAAAAAGTAAATATAAAAATACGTAGAACTGCAAATACAGACGAACCATTTTACGAGTCTAGAGATCAGTTTGATGTTGAAGTTTATATTGCGGCTATCACTGGTCATAATAATCCTAAGCCAGGACTTCAAGCTTATAATCTAGAATGTATAAGTGAACATGCAATGATTAGTAATACTAAAGGGCTTAATCGTTCTTTTAATGGCATTATTGGACAATTGGTTAATAACATATTTGTAAATGATTTAGGATTGCAGCCAGGAATCGATTTTGAGACTGAAAATATATCTGATTCTACTGATCAAATAAAAGGTATATATCCAAACTTAACACCATTAGAAGCATTAACTTGGTTGACACGAAATGCTTCTAATGATGGAACTCCATATTTCTTATACGAAACAATACAAGAAGGATTGCAGTTTAAATCATATAACGATATGATTAAAGAACCATTATACCGATCGTATAATGATGCTACGTTTTATCAATCAACACCTAATACACCTGCGCATTATGCTGAGCTACAAAAGAAAATTTTAAATTTAAGTTCAGATTTAAATAGATCTATATATGATTCTATTGGTAATGGTTCGTATACTTCTAGACTTCATACTGTTGATATTGGCACTAAAAAATATAAGCAAACTCAATTTGTATATAACAATACTTATAGGGTTGATAAGAATATACCATTTAGTAAAAATATTCAACTCGATAATAAAAAAATAACAGAATTTACAACAAATAAAGAATATTTTGTATCTTTAAATTCTAAGGCATTTTCTAAAGATATGAATTATCATAAACCTGCTACTAATTCTTTATTGCAAAAACAATCTTATTATAATAATCTTAGTTTTATGGGTTTAGACATAGAGATCTATGGCGACTTTCAGATATGTGTTGGAAGCAAAGTTGGAGTTATAATTCCAAAGCCAGATAAAGGTGAAGCAAGTGGTCGAAAAGTAACTGATAAATATATTGGTGGATCGTATATCGTAACTTCGCTATCGCATTTATTCTCTCCTACAGATTATAGATGCAGTGTTGGTTTACAAAAAGATAGTGTAGGATTTGATATAGATTCAGATATAGAGCTCGGTAAAGATAATAGTAAAAAGGGTAGTAATAAAACTAAGCGACCACGCAATGTTAATAACAGACGTCGTAAAGGGATTAGAAGATAAATTATGAATAGAAATAGTGATGCATTTATAGGTGGAAACTTTTGCTGGTTTACTGGTGTCGTAGAAGATATAAACGATCCGGAACAATTAGGACGAGTCCGCATGCGTGCTTTTGGTTATCATACTGAAAGCTTGGTTGATATAAAGACTGAAGCATTACCATGGGCTACTGTCATGGGTCCTACAGGCTCTGCTAATATATCTGGTATAGGTACAACTACTCATGGTTTAGTGAATGGTTCATGGGTTGTAGGATTCTTTCGTGATGGTAAAAGCGCACAAGATCCTATTATTATGGGAACTGTTGGATCATCATATGATGAAGCACCATCTAATAAAACCGGTTTTTCTGATCCTTCTGAAACATATCCAAAATTACAAGGGGAAGAAGAGACTTACGTAGACACAAACTTGTTAGCACGTGGCACGAACACCATCACACGAGAACTTGATACTGTAACATCAGAACCTGCAACAAAGTATGCAGCAGTCTATCCTAATAATAAAGTAACACAAACAACATCTGGTCATATTATTGAAATAGATGATACGCCTGGTGCAGAAAGAATTAATGTAAGACATATGTCTGGTACATTTGTAGAAATACATCCTAATGGCGATGTTGTACAGAGTAATCAAAATAGATTCCAAGTTACGACTGGCAATGATAATGTGCATATCACTGGAGTATGTAACGTTACAGTAGATGGTGATGCTAATCTTACAGTCACAAATGGTAATTGCAATACGACTGTATCTGCTGGTGATTCGAATTTAACTGTATCAGGCGATTGTAATGTTACTGCCGATGGTGATTCGAATTTAACTGTATCAGGTGATTGTAACGTTACTGCTGATGGTAATTATAATGCAAGTGCAAGTGGTAATATAGTGTTAGCTGCTGGTGGAAGTGTAATCGTAACCGGTTCTACTATTAATCTAAACTAAGGGAATACTATGGCAGGAATTACACGAGTAGGAGATGCACATCAAGGGCATGCGAGTGCCACCCCCAATCCGTTTCATAAAACAACTTATGCAGCTGGTTCTTCTAACGTATTTGTAAATGGTTTACCAGCTGTTCGCGAAGGAGATGCTACAGGTTGTGGTGATAAGGCTGTAGGTAAAAGCAGTACTGTGATTGTAAATGGTAAAGGTGTACATCGTATTGGTGATTCGACAAGTGGTCATGGTAGCTGGGTTCCAAATGCTTCAGCTGGTGGATCAGGCAATGTAATCGCTGGAGGCTAAGATGGCTACTGAAAAAGAAACAGAAAAAGTTGTTAAGATTAGGCCAGAGAAAGCTCTAGCAGAAAAAGCTAAGGTTGAACAAAAAGCTAAAGAGGAAAAGATAAAGGTTGAGAAGGCCAAACCTAAACCCGTATACTCAACTCTATTATCAAGGATTGCTACAGAAGCGGATCCTGCCGAAAAACAAAAGCTTATAGATGAGTGTTACGATTTTTCTCAACCATTAACAAAAGAAGAAGAAGATTTATTTAATTATGTTTCAGAAGATTATTTAGTAGATAATCCTGGAACAACCACAGCATATATTGGAAAATATTATGGAGAAAACGGGGAACTACAATGAGTTTAACTAAAAGATCTACTAAAGGTAGTGCACTCACATATAACGAAATGGATGATAACTTTACTCATCTAGGTGGTGATGGCACCTATCAATTTCCTTCAACTGATGGTTCTTCCGATCAAGTCTTAGCTACGAATGGTAGTGGGCAACTTAGCTTTGTTAATCAGAGTGGTCCAGAACTATCTATTAACGACTCTAATTTAAACGGTACACAATTTAAAGCTCTTTCTGGAAAAAGAATACTAAAGATATCTCAAACTGATAATATTACTTTTGATATATTTCAACCAGTCGCAGCTGATGTCGGTAAAAGCTGGACAATAATGAATGCTGATCCTTCTAGTGCCGGTGCCGGCACACCAATAATTCTTTCTTTTGACAGTCAATATTTTAGATTTTTAGATGGTTCATCAGCCCTTGGTAATAAATGGGATTGGAAAGTAAATAGAGGCGGTTTAGCGGAAATTGTATGTGTAGCTTATGGTGCAAATGGTGGTTCAAATACTGCACCAAACTTTGTAATCTACGGAGCTGGTATCGCGAGGCATCAGTAATCATGAGTGTTGTCGCTGCAGTACAAGGTCAATATCAACTTCCTTCGTCTGATTCGAATGAGCTATATAACTCATTATATAACCAAGATAATTATCCTGTATGGACATCTTATAATGGAGTACAGTTTGGTGAGAGTACTATAAGAAATGTAGGTGTCTTTAAAGGGTTTGCTGGGTGGTTACATTACTCTCCTTTATTTAACCAAGGGTACTCGAGTTATATTGGTAATCAAATGATGCGCCGCGTTGCAAATCACAACGGCCTTGATGTTGGTACACTGCGAGTTGGAAGAAATTCACTTGCAAGTTATCTAGAAGGTTATGCACCTCGAATTTTAAAAATATACGGTGCTGAAAATTTGTGGGCTGGAATGAACAGCGTTAATAATAATAATGCAGATCGTGGTGCTGGTCAAGAAGGCGAATTAAATAATCAAAACCATACTAGAATTGTAAGCAATACAACTAGAGGTGAAGGTTCTTTAAACAGTGGAACAGCAATGTCACATACCGGTATGTGGACAAGATCTACCGAGTGGTCACAAGTTGTAGATATACCAGATAATGTAACATCAATTAAATTTGGTGCGCAGATAAGAATCTTAGATGATGATAAGCTAAGACCTTTAAATTGGGCTGGAATATATTGTGCTGAAGATAATTATAGCACGGATAAACGTACTGTTAATTATTTTGGAATTAGACATACCGATGCTACGTTTAACTTACCGACTGGTACGCTGACTGGATCTACAGCTAACTATAATTGGAGTGGCTTATCAACAACAGCTAGAGCTGGTGGTATATATTTCTTCACCCCAGCGATTACAGCTGTAACAGAACATGCTATGTTAGATCAAGATGATTTTGAAGAGTTTTCAAAAGTTGAATATACATTTACACCTCAGTCTGGAACTAATAGAAGAATGTCATTGAATATATTTTTTGCAGAATCTACACAATACCTTGCCGCCGGTGCTGGTGAATATACTGGTGGCTTTGAAGTTTTTGATTCATTTTTGGAGTTTTCTACATGAGTTATGAATTAGCACAAAACTGGATAAACAATCCAGAATCAGTTACAGCAGATCAGATTGATGATGCCATAGAAGCAATGTTTTTATTACCACCAAGTGGACCCAATCAATCTTTACTTGGTGTGTTGTCATTAATAAAAGATAACCCTGAAGATACTGAAACTATTTCTATATTAATAGGACGATACGAAACACAAACATGACTGTAAAGAGGTATAAATAAAGGTATGGCATATACTTACACTTCAACTTCAAGCGTATCTACTAGTAGTACAGCGACGCCTACGAAAAATAACCAGTCATCATCAATTGATCGTTATAGCGATCTGAATTTACAGATGATTGTACATCCTCAGAAAAAGGATATTGTACCTTTGGTAGGTGAGCAAGCTGTTAAGAACGCGATACGAACTTTATTGTTAACAAATTTTATGGAAAGACCATTCCAACCAGCTTTAGGTGCAAACTTAAGAAGCTTGTTATTTGAACCTAATGATGCAATAACAAGATTAGCATTAAAGGATGGAGTCATAAACGTATTAGAAAGACATGAACCAAGAATACAAAATGTCAATGTTGTAATTGAAGCAACTAATGATGAAAACACTTATAGAATTATAGTGGTATTTAGTATAAAAGAAAATGATTCAGTACAAGACATTGAAATTAATTTAAGACGATTAAGGTAAACAAAGATGGCCTCAAATTTAAATGTATCAGAATTAGATTTTGATCAAATAAAAGATAATCTAAAAAACTTCATGAAGTCACAATCTCAGTTTAAAGATTATGATTTTGATGGATCGGGTCTTAGTGTTCTATTAGACATACTTGCTTATAATACACATTATAATGCTATGCTAGCTCACTTTGCTTTGAACGAAGCTTTTCTTGATTCAGCTCAGATAAGAGGTAACGTTGTATCACGAGCTGGATTACTTGGTTATACACCACGATCTGTACTAGCAGCAAGAGCTACTGTCCAATTAGTTGTTGATGTAAGTAATAATGATTCAATTAATTTGCCTACTACTCTAGTATTAGAAAGAGGCACTAAGTTCACCACAATTGTTGATGGTGTATCATATACCTTTTCCTCATTAGAATCACAAACATCTATTAGATCTGATATCGTTACAGCTGGTGGAACAACAAAAACATTTACATATGATGCTATCCCTATAGCAGAAGGCACAGTACGTGCATTGTCGTATAGAGTTGATAACGATATTGAAAATCAAAAGTTTCAAATCTCAGATTCAGATGCTGATACTTCATCATTAAGAGTACGAGTTCAGAATAATCAAAAATCAGAAACTTTTGATAGTTATCAGTTATTTACAACTTTACAAGACGTTGTATCAGACACTCAAGTATATCATCTACAAGAAAATTCAAGTGGCTTCTATCAAATATTCTTTGGTGATGGCATCATTGGTAAGAAACCAGTGAATGATAATATCGTAACTCTTGATTACTTAGTTACACAAGGTAATGCAGCAAACGGTGCTAATTCCTTTGACTTAGTAACAGCATTCCCAACATTGAATGAACCAGACATTACGGTCACAACAACTGTTACAGCAAATGGTGGTTCGGCTCCAGAAACTACTGAGTCAATACGCTTTAATGCTCCTATTACATTCCAAGCACAGGATCGGGCTGTTACTTCTCAAGACTATTCTGCAATTATTCAGAAAGGTTTTACAAACATTGAATCAATATCGACATGGGGTGGTGAAGATAATATTATTCCAGATTTTGGTAAAGCTTATATAAGTATTAAACCACTTATTGGTGATTCATTAACTGAAAATGAAAAAGACGAAGTTAAAGCCATTGTTAAAACTAAAAATATTGTATCGATTACTCCAGTGATCGTAGATCCTGAGTTTACTAATGTTGAGGTTGATGCGATATTTAAATTTAATCCATCACTCACAAGTCGATCAATATCGGCATTAGAGGCATTAGTTAAAGATGTCATATTAGATTATAACTTTAATCAACTAAATCGGTTTGATGGGGTATTTAGACATTCCGAATTATTATCATTAATTGATAATGCTGATCCTTCTATTACGAGTTCTACGATCCGGCCATTCTTATTTAAAACAATTGTTCCTTCAGTAAGTCGTGTAAAAAATGATTTTACATTAACATTTGCTGGATCTTTCTTTGTCACATCAGGTATAGAATTTAATATTTCAAGTACTGCTATTAAATTTAATGGTATAGATCATTTCTTTGGTGATATATCTATAGAAGATTCAAATAATAGACAGATAATCATTTATAAAATTGTAAATAACGAAAATATAATTACAAATGGAAATGTTGGATTAATTAATGCTGAAACTGGCGTTGTTACTTTAAATAACTTTGGACCCGATGATGCTACACCAATACGTGTTACACTAACTCCGAATTCATTAGATATTGCTCCAAAAAGAAATCAAATTATTAATATTGAATCTTCTTTTATTAATGCAAAAGGATCGGTTGATAGTATTGCATATTCTGGTTCTTCAGGCACAATCGACTATTCAACAACTACTAGAATGAGATAATTATGGCTCAACAAAGTTTAAAAAATCTAGACTCATTTTCAAGAGGATATATTGAAGACGTAAGGTCGAATATAGACTTTGATACGACACTAAGAGCTTTTACACGAGCTCTAGTGACGAATGGAACTACTATTGCCTTAGAATATATTCCGGTTGCCGTTTTAGATGGAAGCCCGTATGTAAACGAAATAGATAATCCAATACTCGGTAAAGTAATGTCAGGTAAAGGTGTTGTTGGCACACCTCGAGTCACAAGTATATCAGACGATCGTTTAACCATTACATTTGATCAGCCTCAAACGTTTGATGATATCGATGGTATTATTCTTACTTTTAGTGATACTAATTCTGGTATAGATCAATATGAATTAACTGGTTCTGCTAAATCAAGATCTAAGGAAGATCTTAGAATCGAACAGTTAGTACCTGAAGAATTATTAGATTATGCTACTAATTCCGCGTATGGTAATAACGGTAGTGGTGGTATACGTGCATTCATGGAATCATATTATAAGTTTATGAACTTAGAAGAGTTCACTTATAAAGATGAAGAAACATTCGAAGACATCGTTATAGACAACCAAGCCATATTTAGAATTGACGTACCAAATAAATTCTTCCAAAGAAATCTAATACTTTCTGCAAAGTTTTTTGATAGTGACGGTAAAGCTTTATTAGTTGGTGATGAAGATGGAACACCAAGAGTTGTTGGAGATCCAATTAATCTTGATGACACTGCATTATTAGTTGTTGGGTCAAGTTATCAGATTGTAGATTTAGGTAATGGTGTTGCATCAAATATTGTTGCTGGCATAAACAATGTTTCAGGTCAAGAAAATATAGAATATTTTATAAATGATATATTTGTTGCAACAAATGACGGTACTTCATATGACGCAACACTTGGTTCTGTACGTGCAACAGTAAGATTACTTGAATATCCATCTGTTGTTGATGATATTTTTAAATCTAATATTAGTATTAGTAACGCAAATAAGCTGCCAGGAAGATTAGCTGATTCAGCAGAACCAACTGGTCGAACTGTAAATATATATGGTCTATCACCGCGGTTAAACAAACGAAAGATTGTAATGAAAACTTTCGTTTACAACCATATGAATGCTGGACCTTCATATAGATTAAATACGATTGAAGATTCATTAAATTTAAATGAAGCTCAAGAACAGTTTTTAGATTTAATGCAAAAGGAAATTGCTCCTTCATTAGATAAAACTTCTCCAGTTAATAAAAGAGCTGTATACCAAAAGATCATTGACTTCTATAAGATAAGAGGATCATTTGAATCAATTGAAACATTCTTTAAATTATTATATAATGAACAAGAGATTCAAGTTTCATACCCTTGGGATAAGACATTAAAGCCTTCAGATGGTCGTTATGATCCAAAGTCTGCTATTCAATCAAACTATTCTCAAAAACAAATTATACAAGCTTCTGATAATGCGAATGATGATTTGTTTGGTAGATCTGTTTCAATAAGTGGTGATTCATTCGCTGCATCATCTCCAAAGCAAGAAGCTGCTATTGTTGATATCTTGACAGATGCAGATGCACCTGAAGGTTCAAATAATAAAACTATTCCATTGGCAAATACTACTGGTTTGCAAATTGGTATGGTAGTTACA